GGACGACACCGACACCCTGGGCCGCGCGCCGGGCACCGCCCTGTGGCCTGAGCAGTACCCCGTCGAGCGACTGCGGCCCATCGAAGAAAAGCGGCCGTACACGTGGGCCAGCCTGTACCAGCAGCGGCCACGGCCGCGCGGCAGCCAACTGTTCCAATCGGCGCAGTTCTACGACCCCGACGACCTGGCGCAGCGCGCCCGCAGCGGGGTGCGGTACGTCGCCGGGATCGACACCGCGTACAGCGCCAAGGCACGATCTGACGCCAGCGCCGCCGTGGAAGGCATCATCTGGGCCGACCCCATGCTGGACGGCCAGCCGCGCCTGTACATCACCCGCGTGATCCACGCCCGCGTGCGCCTGCACGAGTTCGCCGACATGCTGGCCACCCTGCGCGCCGACTACGTGCGCTGGAGGCTGTACGGCGCAGAGCATGGCGTCGGCGACACCCTGGAGGAACGCAGCGGCATATACCTGGTGCGCGACACGCAGGTGCTGGACAAGTACGCGTACGCGCAGCCCGCCGCCGCCGGGTGGAACGCGGGCATGATCCTGCTACCCCGCCGCCCCGGCCAGAAGATCACCGAACTGGACCCCGGCCTGCAGACGCTGATCCAGGAAGTGCAAGCCTTTACGGGCGACGACGACCCCCACGACGACACTGTGGACGCATGCGCTAGTGTGTGGCGTGAGATGCTGGACCACGTACCCCATGACAGCGTCGCGCAGGCCCTGACCGGCCACTAGGAGGCCCGCCGCATGATCGACCTGCAGTCTGTGTACATCCGCGGGTTCCTGCGCGACGTGCAGGCGCGCGTGCAGACCACCACCGACGCGCTGTCCTGGTACGAAGGCGACCCCGAATACATCGCCGACCGGCTGCTGCCGCCGTTCACCGAGGGATCGAACGCGCACGACGACTTCCAGCGGTTCGCCGCGCAGGTGCAGAACATGGGCCCGATGGCCCTACGCCTGCGCCGCCAGGCCGCCGTCGGCACCATCACCTGGTCGGACGCGGCCCTGGCCGACGGCCCCGACGCCACCGACGCCGAGAAGGCCGCCGCCAAGGCCGCCAGCGACGAACTGGACGCCCGCCTGGACGACCTGCCGATGATGCGCTGGAGCAACGCCGCCGCCAAGGGCCTGCTGGTGAACGGCGTCACCGCCGTGTGGCCCGTCCTGCGCGGCACCATCACCGACGCCGACGCGCCCGACGGCATGCGCCCCGAGGATCAGCCACCCCCGACGCTGCAGGTGCTGGGCGGCCACCTGGAGCCGCTGTGGTCTGAGGACGACGTCGGCGGCGACCCCGTCGGCCTGATGCAGGTGCTGGGCAACGTGGACACGTACCTGGGCCGCGGCATCAGGTACGACATCAGGGTGTGGGACTTCACGAACCGCACCCTGCGCGTGTGGCGCAAGCGGCTGCAGCCGTGGGACCTGGGCGTGGTCAGCGACGACGACCCCGACGGTGGCGAGTTCGACCAGTACCCCCAGGAGGGCCAGGGCGAACTGGCCATGCCCACCATCGTGTGGGCCGATGTCGACCAGTACGGCCTGCCCATCGGTGAGGGTCGCGCGAACATGCCCACCCTGCGGCAGATCGTCGCGCAGGACATGCGTGTGCTGCGCACCAGCCAGTCCCACGCGTTCCCCGTTTGGGCCCTGTCGGGCAAGTGGGAAACGGTGTCCAGGATCGGGGCCAACACGGTGCTGCGCGCCCGTGAGGACAGCGCGCGCGCCGAACGCATCAGCAGCGGCGACCTGCAGCCCCTGTTCGATGAACGCCAGGCGCTGCTGGAGCGGTTCAGGCAGGCGCTGGCGCTGCCGATCACCGGCGCGGGCGACGCCCCGTCAGGTGAGGCGTACACGCAGGCGAACGTGGCATATGCCACAGCGTCCGACCAACTGGCGCGCCTGGTCGGCGACGCCCTAACCGCGGGCGTGCGCGGCCTGCTGAGCCTGCAGGATGGCAGCGCGCGACCCCTGCCCAAGTACGACGGCCTGCGCGTCACCGTGATGCCCGACCGGGAACTGAAGCGCACCACGATCAGCATGCAGGTGCGCGAGGACTACCGCGTGGGCGCGACCAGTCGGCGCATGGCGCTGGGCGAGTTGGAGCAGTTCTACCCGAACACCACCACCGCCGAACTGGAGCGGTGGCTGGCGCTGGACGAACGCCCGCTGCCGCCCGCAGGCCCCACCGGCCCCGCGGCCACCGCGGCGCTGGCGGACACCAGCCTGGACGACGACCCCGACGCGGCCGCTGACGGCTGATCGTGGCCCTGCGCGACCTGGAAGTGATCATGCGCCGCGCCGACCGCGGCCTGAACAGCCTCACGGCCGCGCAGATGGTGCGCACCCGCGAACTGCTACAGGAGGCCCTGCAGCGCGTCCTGCGTGACGTGCAGACGCAGTACCTGCAGGCGCTGGCGCAACGGCCCACCGACCTGTACCCCGGCGCATCCTTCAGGCTGGCCCGATCCCTGGCGCTGGTGGACGAACTGGACGCCGCCATCCGACGCCTGGGCGACCCCACGCAGTACACCGAGGGCCTGATGGCGCGCGCCGCCGCCGCTCGCGTGCAGGCGCAGGCGGTCGTGGTCGACGTCATGCGCGCGTTCGGTGACGCCATCGAACTGACGACCCCCACGAACCACCGCGCCGTCGCGGGCGTCGTCAGGAACGCCAACCTGCGCCTGTACAGGTACGCCGACGACACCGTGCGCAACATCGAACAGGCCGTGGTCGACGGCCTGGCGCGCGGCCGATCCTGGCAGCAGGTCAGCCGCGACATCCGCCAGACCACCGGCCTACTGTCCGACCGCGCCGACATGATCACGCACACCGAACTGCACAGCGCACAGGCCGACGCCAGGCGCGAGTTGTACGCAAGCATGGGCGTGGACCTGGTGATCAGGTACGTGACCGACGACGACCGCACGTGCGGGCAGTGCGCGCCGCGGCAGGGCGAAGTGCTGCCCGCAGATCGAGCTATCGAAGTGCTGCACCCCCGGTGCAGGTGCGTGCTGGCACCCTTCAGGCCCGAGTGGGTGCTGGACGGTGGCCTGCCGCTGGACGAACTGCAGGGCCTGCGCGCCGAAACCCTGGACACCATGCGCGCCGCGGGCACGAAGCCGCTGGACGGCCCCGCGCCGTTCGAGCGACGGTTCAGGGGCGACGCCGGGCAGCCGTACGGCGAACGCGTGCGGCCCCTGTGGACGCCCGACGAAGGCCGCGACGCGCTGGAGCGGCTGGCGGCCGCCGCGTGATCATCCGCCTGACGTGTACGCCCCCGCCCGCCGATGCTGTACCATCCGGTGACGGCCACGGCCAGATCGCCAGGCGCGACGCGGTCGCCCCCATCCGCCCGACGCATCCAGGAGGTGCGCAACATGCCCGACATGACCACGACGACCCGCCAGGTGCGGGCCGACACCGCAGACGACGACGCGCTGACGAAGGCCCACGCGGCCGCCGGTGACGACGACGGCACGGACGACGACGGCACCAGTGGCGACGACCTGCCCGAGCATGTCCGCGCTGCCATCCGCCGCGCGAACCGCCAGGCCGCCAAGGCGCGCACCGAACTGCAGGCCATGAAGGCACAGCAGGAGGCAGAGGCAGAGGAACGCAGGAAGGCCGCCCTGACCGCCGAGGAACGCGCCAAGGAGGCCGAACGCAAGGCCGCCCAGGTGCAAGCCGACGCCGAGGCCCGCGTGCAGCGCGCCGAACGGCTGGTGGCCCTGGCGGGCAAGGTGAACCACCCCGACCGCGTCCTGCGCCTGATGGACGACCCAACCGCGTACTTCGACGGCAACACCCCAGACCTGGAGCGCATCCGCGCGGACTTCCCCGAGTACGCGCCCCAGGCCGCCGCCCCCGCGGCACCACCGCCCGCCCGCGTCAGTGGCGCGGCAGGCATCCCGGCACGACGCCCGAACCCCCAGGACAAGGCCGCACAGGCCCTGGCATCTGGTGACGTCGGAGCGTACGCCGCCGCCGAGGCAGCCCGCATGGCCGCCCGGCGAGCCAAACCGTAGGAGTAGAGCATGCCCGTAACCGCCGCCCGCACCACCACCCAGAACGCCGAGGGCCTGCTGGGAACCCTTCGCCTGTTCGGCGAACGCCCCAACCTGCTGCTGAAGATGATCGGCGGGTACCAGGCGTCGCCCATGGGCGAGGGTCAGATCGTTGGGAACGGCTGGGCCCCCACGGTTCAGTCCAAGTTCCCCCTGACGGTCGACTACGACCTGCCGACCCCCACGCAGCCCGCCATCCTGGAGGGCGCGAACGCCCCGACGGCGAACACGTACACCCCCGACCAGGACGAGAACGTGGTGCAGTTGTTCCACGAGAAGGTCAGCGTCACGATGCTGGCCGCGTCCGAGCGGGGGCGCATGAGCGCCGACGGCGTGCTGTCGCAGGGCAGCACCGATCCGTTCGAGTACAGCGCGGTGCCGCAGCGGCAGTTGGAACTGGCGCTGAAGAAGGTGGCCCGCGACTACAACTACAGCGCGTGGAACGGCGCGTACGCCGCGCCCGCGAACCCCACCGCGTCGGCGCTGCAGATGCGCGGCATCATCCCCGCCATCAGCACCGCGGTCCTGGACGCCGCGGGTGCGACCCTGTCCAGCACCCTGATTGAGCGGCTGTACGAGCGCATGATCGTGGACAGCGGCGTGCAGCCCGAGGTCGGCCTGCTGGTGGGCGTCCACCCCACGCAGTTGCGCGCGCTGAACGCGGCGTACGCCACGGACTTCCGGCAGGGCGAGGACCGCATGATCGGCGGCCTGATGACCCGCACGTACTTCACGCCGTTCGGCGTGCTGAACGTGCCCGCGCAGGGCGCGTACGACGTCGACATTCCCACCGACACCCTGGTGCTGGTGAACCCGACGCCCGTCCGCGGCCGCTACCTGCCCGTCGAAGGCGAGACCATCCTGGTCGAGCCGCTGGCGCGCACCGGGTCGAGCATGGACTGGCAGGTGTACGGCCAGTTGGGCATCGACTACGGGGCCGAGTGGATGCACGGCAAGATCACCGGCCTGGCGCTGCCGTCGGGCAGCGGGTCCTGATAGGAGGCTGACGCATGCCGCGGCTGTACCACCCGCAGTACGAACGCAAGACCGACCGGCGCACGCGCCTGCAGTTCGCGCCCGCGCGCCTGGACGGGCGGACGGTCGCCGCGGCCGAGGTCGCCGACGACACGGTGGCCGCCGACCTGATCGCCCGGGGGTGGCGCGTCTGGCCAGGCACCGAGAGCAAGCCCGCCCAGGAGGCGACGCTGCCCGAGGACCTGACGGTGCTCACCGTGCCGCAGATCAGGGAACTGGCCGCGCAGCATGGCGTGGACTTGGGCCCGCGGGGCACGAAGGCCGACCTGATCGACGCGCTGCAGGCAGCCGTCGCTCCGGCCAAGGACCCGCCGCAGGACCCGCCCGCCTGACCGACGTGGTCGACTTCCTGGCGACCGAGCGGCACTTCGCTGATCACCTGCGCCCCGTGTGGGAGGCCCTACCGGCCGACCACCGGGGCGCCTTCATGACCACCCGCGCGGCCCTGACCATCAGCGACCGGCCCACCGTCGTCGCATCGTTCGGCGACCTGAACGCCGCCCGCGGCCACGCGCGGCCCATCATCCTGATGGAACACGGCGCGGGCCAGACGTACCGCGGCCAGGACGGCCGCCTGCTGGGGCACACGTCGTACGCGGGTGGCCGCAACCGCGCGGGCGTGATCCTGTACGTGCTGCCCGGCCCCGCCGCCGCCAGCGCGTACCGTGAGGCAGGCAGCCGCGTGCCGCAGGTGCAGGTCGGGGTGCCCAAGATGGACCCGTGGCACCGCGGCGACCGCACGCCCAATCTGACCGACCCGCCGACGGTGGCGGTGTCGTTCCACTGGGACTGCATGGTGGCCCCCGAGACACGCAGCGCGTGGGCGCGGTACCTGCCCGCGTTCCTGGACCTGCATCGGCAGGGGTGGCGCATCCTGGGGCACGCGCACCCGCGCATCGCCGGGACGCTGGCACCGCGGTACGAAGCGGCCGGGATCGAGTTCGTGCCCGACTTCGACAGCGTCCTGCAGCGCGCCAGCGTGTACGCGTGCGACAACAGCAGCACGATGTACGAGTTCGCCAGCACCGGCCGCCCGGTGGTGGTGCTGAACCACCGCATCTACCGCCGCGACGTTCACCACGGCCTGCGGTTCTGGGCGGGCAGCCGCTTGGGGCCGCACGTCGACCAGCCCGAGGACGTGCGCGCTGGGGTGCGTCAGGCGCTCAGGAACACGTACGCCGCCAGGCAGGCGCGCGCGGCCGCCGTGGCGATGGCCTATGCTCACGTCGACGGCCACGCCGCCGACCGGGCCGCGCAGGCCATCGTCGCCGCCGTCGGCGCGTAGGAGGAACGCATGCCCCTGATCGACTGGACCGACCCCGCCGACGCGCTGGCGCTGGTGCAGGCCCGCGCCCCGTTCGCCAGCGCGGATGAGGCCGAGACCCTGCTGGACCTGAGCAAGGGCACGGACGCGGACGGCGACGACGTGTACCGGCCGTACGTGGTGCTGGCGCACCTGTTCAGCACGCAGTGGAACGCGTACGTGAGCCTGCGCGGGGCCAGTGGCGCGGCGCTGGAGTACAGCGACCCTGGCGACGCGGTGAACGCGTACCTGCAGCAGCAGGCGCGCGTCGACGCCAGCCTGGGCCTGGACGTGCCCGACGCGTGGCCCGCCGACGCGGGCGGTGCGGTGGTGGCCACGTGGTGAGCCCGTTCGCTGGCGTGTTCGCCACGGTGACGATCACCCGGCAGGTGCGGGTGCCGCCCGTGTCGCCCGACGTGATCGAGTACGACGCCGCGGGCCAGCCCGTGTACCCCACCGAGGAACAGGCGCTGGTCGTGATCGCCGACCCCGCCCCCGTCGGCAAGTACAACAGCCTGCGCGAACAGGTCGGCGCAAGCCTAGTCGGCGCGCTGCTGACCATCACCTGCGTGGACCCCATGAGCGCGCCCGCCAACGTCGTGCCCGGCGTCGAGTTCGCCATGACGTACGAAGGCCAGGACGGCGTGCTGCGCATCGTGGACCGCCCCGCCGAAACCCTGTCGCCCGTGGCCGAGGCGTTGGGGAGCGTGCTGTACGGCGCATGGAGGGCGGCACCGTGAGCATCCGACGCAGCGGCATCCAGTCGAACATCCGCATCACCGGGCCGGGTGGCGAGTGGACCATCCAGGTCAACGCCGACGCGCTGCTGGACGCCGCGCAAGAAGCGTTCGCCGAGGCCAACCAGTTCGTGGACAGCGCCGCCAAGGCCGAGGCGTCCAGGACGAAGTGGCCCTGGCCGAACGACCCCACCACCCGCGACGTGGTCGACAGCGGCCGCCTGCGGTCGTCGATCACGGCCGAGCCCGAACCCCAGGCCCCCGGCGGCCTGGACGTCGCCTGGCTGCACACCGTCAGCGTGGCGTACGCCGCGCCCGTGCTGCTGGGGTACCGGCAGAAAACGGCCGCCGGGATCAAGACGTACCCGGCACGGAACATCTACCTGGTGCCCGTGCGCGACCGCATGCAGCGCGTGTTCACCGGCGCGTACCTGCGTCGCCTGCAGGCCCTGCCGCGGGGTGAGGCATGACCGGCCCCGAACTGGCGCAGCGGCTGCGGGTGCTGCTGGCCGACCTGGTCGGCACGTACCGCGACCCCGACCTGGGCCCCGCGTTCGACCGGCCCGCCGTGGGGTACGGCGACCTGCCCGAGTCGATCACCTGCACCGGCCTGGAGGCGCACGTGGACGACCTGCCGACGCTGGAGGTCCTGCCCGCGTACCGGCACGAGGTCGGCATCGGGCGGTCCTGGACGGTGCGCCTGAGCGAACACGACGGCACGCCCGCCGGGGCGCTACAATCGGCCACGGGTAGGGTCGTCGCCACGTTCCGAGCCCCCGCACCTGTGCCCCTACCGGCGGACGACCGGCTGGGCATGCTGCGCCAGGTGATCCTGACGATCACCGAATAGGAGAACGCATGAGCCTGCTGACGTTCGCCCGTGGACGCAACACCGAAGTGTTCGTCAGCGACGCCGTGGCCATCGGCGCGCTGGCGACCGAACCCGCCGACATCACCATCACCGTCGGCACCACCGCCGCCGCTGGGGCCCTGAGCCTGAACCTGGCCGTGGCGTCGGGGTCCTACACCCTGCGCAAGAACCTGATTCTGGCGTTCACCGACGGGGCCGACACGGTCCTGGTGCGCGTCACGGCCGATACGACGATCACCAGCACGCCCAGCGCGGTGCCCGTCGACGCCGTCGCGGGCGACCAGCCGGGCATCCCCGCCGGGATCGCCGACGACTACACCGCGGTGTGGGATCAACTGCACCGGGTGCTGGGCACCGAGTCGGCGAACCTGGCCGTGAACGACAACGTGAACACCCTCACGCCCGCGTCGTATGAGGCGCGGTTCGCTGGGGCCGTGTGGGACGAGGACGAAGCCACGTCGAAAGGCTGGAGCATCCCCCGCACCGGCCGCTACAAGGCGGGCGACCACGCGCTGGCGCAGGTCGAGGCCGGTTCGTTCCAAGAGCGCGAAGTGTGGGTGAAGGTCGTGTACGCCGACGAGGCGGGCGACCCCGCGCGCGTGTACGAAGGCCGCGCCCGCATCCGTTCCTACCAGGTCGACGCCCCCGCCACCGGCGTGCTGGACGCGTCCTGGACGTTCCAAGGGCAAGGCGCGCCCAAGCGCACCGACCTGCTGGCCAGCGGGTCCTGATGCTGACCAGCCGCTACCAGGTGGCTGGTGATCCCGTGATCGTCGCCCGGGCCGACCACACGGACGACCTGGGCGACGTCGTGTGTGACACCCTGTGGACGTCGGCGGGCCTGGACGCTGGCGTGTATGCGATGCTGGACGCCCGAGGGCAGCACGTCGCCAGCCTGCCGCTGCCCGCCGACCTGGTGAACCTGCACGCAGGCGTGTGGACCACCGGATGCGAACTGATGCCCACCGAGGCGTACGACCCCACAGGAGGAAGCCATGCCGACCACCCGTAGCAGCACGCGCATCATCACCCTGGACGCGCTGATCCAGGACGACCCGCCGACCATCAGCCTGGGCGGCCAGACGTTCCAGGGGCACCAGGCGTCGTGGGCGCAGGCCGCGCGGTTTGAGGGTCAGCCGCCGCGGGTGCAGTTGGGCATCCTGACCGACCTGCTGCGCGAACGCGCCGAGGACCCCGAGGCCATCACGGCCGAGTGGCTGGACCGGCACCTGAGCATGAAGGCGGTGGACGGGCTGGTGGCGGTGCTGTTCCGAGGCGAGGACCCGACCGCGCCGAAGGGCAAGGCCAAGGGAAACGGGTAGGCCAGTCGCACGCGGCGGGCCCTGAGTTCGCCATCCTGGCCGCCACGTACGGCTGGACGCCCGACCAGATCGAACGCCTGACGCAGGTGCAGATCGTGTACTACCTGCAGTGGATCACGCTGCTGGAGGCCAGGCGCGCGTGGCCGCAGGCGAGCCTGGAAGCCACGATGCGCAACCACAACGGCGGCAAGCCTGACCCGACCGACCCCGACGCCCCGAAGCCAAGGAAGGCGCACCTGATTTGGACGGCCGAGGAGTGCCTGCCGCCGTGGGCGAGCCTGGACGTCGGACCAGGCGTCTGGACGCAGGCGAGCGCGCGCGACGCGCTGGACAACGCGGCCCGCCTGCCCATCGTCGCGCTCGCACGGTTGGATTTCGGACGCCTTCGCGCGCTGGCTGGTGCATGATGAGCGCAGGAGGTCGGGCGCGTGGCTGATACGAACCTGGGAACGGCGGTCCTGCGCACCGGCCTGGACGCCAGCGGCCTGCGCACCGGCCTGCAGCAGGTCGGGCAGCAGATCACCAGCACCGCGACGCGCGCCGAGCGGGACTTCGCCCGCATCGGCGCGTCGTTCACCCGCACCGGCAAGATACTGAGCGTCGCCGTCACCGCGCCCCTGGTGGCGTTCGGTGTCGCCAGCATCCGCGCCGCCAGCGACGCCGAGGAAACGGCGTCCAAGTTCGCCACCGTGTTCCGAGACATCGGCGACGACGCCGAACGCGCGGCGGATCGCCTGGGGCAGTCGTTCGGCCTGAGCAGCACGAACGCGCGCCGCCTGCTGGGCGACACCGGCGACCTGCTGACCGGGTTCGGGTTCGCGCAGGACGCCGCGTTGGAACTGAGCGTGGGCGTCAACGAACTGGCCGTCGATTTGGCATCCTTCACGAACTTCAGCGGCGGCGCAGAGGGCGCGTCCGCCGCGCTGACCAAGGCGCTACTGGGCGAAACCGAGAGCCTGAAGTCCCTGGGCATCGCCATCAGGCAGTCCGACGTCGAGGCCAAGGTGCTGCAGTTGACGCAGCAGGGCCTGACGTTTGAGACAGACCGGCAGGCGCGCGCGTACGCCACCCTGGCGATTGCGCAAGAGCAGAGCGGGAACGCCATCGGCGACTACGCGCGCACGTCGCAGTCGTTCGCCAACCAGACGCGCGGCCTGGGGCAGGACCTGAACGAACTGAGTGTGACCATCGGGCAGCGCATCCTGCCGGTGGCCACCGACGTGGTGCGGGTGCTGCGGTCGGGCGTGCAGGCGTTCACCGACCTGAACCCCGGCGTTCAGACGGCCGCGGTGGTGATCGGTGGCCTGGCGGCCGCCGCGGGCCCGCTGCTGCTGGTGCTGGGCCAGATCGTGACCGTGATCCCGCGCATCACGGCGGGCCTCGCTGTGCTTCGTACCGCGGGTCTAGCCGCGGTGGGCCCCGCTGGGTGGATTGCGCTGGGTGTGATCGCTGTTGGCAGCCTGGCCGTCAAGTTGGCTGGGGACAGCACCAGCGATGGTCCGTCGCTACGGGATGCGCTCGCGACCGCGAACGATGCGGCAGCGCAGGTGCAGGGCTACGACGATCTGGAAGGCGCGTTGGACAGCGTGGCGACGACGCTCACGGGGCGCGTCAAGACCGCGTTCGAAGTTGGCCGCGATCAAATCCGCCTGACCGTTCAGGAGGCCGAGGACGCAGGTGCGAAGTTCGGTCAGATCGTAGGCGCTCTAGACCTGGCGCAGCGCGCAACGGACAGTGGCCCGATTCGTCGCGCGTTGGAGTCGGCCGTGTTCACGGATGGTCGCGGTAGTGCCTTGACGGCGCTGCTGACGGCCATCACCAGCGGTGACGCGGCCGAGGCGGACCGCGTGATTGAGTTGGCGTCGTTCGGCTTGGACGACCGTTCGGTGACGCTGTTGGAGGCGTTCCGTGCGGACCTGCGATCGGTGTTCGCGGCGGTTCCGGCGCGCACGCCACCGCCAGCGCTCAGGCCCCCCCCGTCGCAGTTGACGCTGGCGAACGGAACGCAGCCGTCTTTGGGGGCGTTGCGTACCGTCGGCGACGTATTCGATGAGGTCGCCGCGGCGGGCACGGCGCTCAATCGGATTGCGGCCTTTGAGGGCACGCCCGAGGCGGTACTGGCCGCGCTGGAGGGCCGGTTCGCCCTGTTGGACGGTGCGGTTCGGGAGGTCTTGACTGACTTCGCGGACTCCGTGACCGACGCCGAGTTGGCGAACCTGCGAGCCCGCCGCGACGCCGTCGCCGCCGAGATCGCACGGGTGTCGATCGACATCGAACGCGCGACCGGACCTGCGTCCGACGTCGCCATCATCGGCCAGTTGGACGCGCCCCTGACCCGCGCGCAACGCGCCCTGTCGCTGGAGCTGGGACGCCTAATCGATGGCGACAACCTCGGCGAGCTGTTGGGCCCGAAGGTCGAGACCGCGAACAGCGACATCGCGTTGATCTCGGAGGAGATCGACCTGGGCCCGCTCGGCAGCGCCCTGCGACGCGAAGCGGACCGCCTGAGCCTGGTGATCGACCGGACGGAAGCGCAGTTGGCGGCGCAGTTGGCTGGCGCGGCTGAGACGGTGGACCTGCGACCGGCGATTGCGCGGAATCCGGCGGCGCAGGCGGACGGTACGGCTGCCGCGCGCGACCTGATCGAGGCGCGCAACGCGGTGTTCGTCAACACGATCTCCGCGTTGATCGAGTCGGGCGCGCCGTTGCAAGAAGTGCAGGACGCGCTGGCGCAGTTGCGCGCCCTGTCGCCTGAGGCCGCGCGGCAGTTCGACAGCCTAGCCATCAGCCTGTTCGACGCTGCCACCGCCGCCGGGTCGGTCGCCAGCGCTGTGCGCATCCCGATCCCCGGCGTCACTGCGACGGTGGAGCCCGACACCAGCCTGCGCGGCATCTTTGGGCCCGCCACCGGCTCCGAGTTCCGCGGCCTGTTCGATGAGGCCGGGAACCAGATTGTGGATGCGGGCGAGTTCAGCGCCGAGGAAACCCGCGCGGCCGGGCAGTCGTTCGCTCTGAGCGTCGCGCAGGCAGGCGCGCAGTTCACCGTGAGCCTCGTGGACAGCATCAGGAACGGCGACGTCGGCGGCGCGTTCCAAGCGGCCCTGGGCGCTGCTGGCAGCGTCGGCGGCGCGCTGGCGTCGTTCGGGCCCGCCGCGGGCCTGATCAGCAGCGCCGCCGCGGGCCCGCTGGGCCTGATCGCTGCCATCCTGCCCATCGTCGGGAGCCTGTTCGGCGGCCTGTTCGGCGGCCGCCGCCAGACCGAACAGCAGGAACGGCAGGCCGAGGAGGCGCAACGCCGCCAGCGCAGCACGCCCAGCATCCAGATCACCGCGAACGTCACGCAGCAGAACACGTTCGGCACCGACCTGGTGGACCCGCGCACGCGCGCGGCGCTGGACGCGCAGACGCGCGACATCGTCGGCGAGGTCCTGAGGCAGGTCGGGTTCGCTGACATTCGCCGCGCCGCGCTGGGGGCACCGACCTGATGGCCAACACGTTCACGATCAGCGACCTGGACGGTGCGCCCCTGGCGGTGTGGGGCCCCGATGCGCGGGAACTGCCGCAGGCCATCGAAGGCCGCCTGGACAGCCTGGCCCCCGTGCGGTACCAGTTCACCGGCAGCGCCGCGCGCGGGAACTTCAGCGACGTGCGCGCCGTCATGATCGCTGCCAGCGACCTGGAGGGCCCCGCGCAGGCGTTCGACGGCACGCGCCTGGCGCAGACGTTCGGGCCCGGCCGCATGGTGCGCATCAGCCACTGGGATAACGGCGACCTGCTGGCGAGCGCGGGCCTGCTGGTGCTGGTGCGCACGGCGGTGGGCGCGGGTGGTCCTGGGGTGCAGCAGGTCGAGTGCGTGTTCTACCCCATGCCGCCCGGCAGCCTGCTGTACGGGCCCGGTGGGACGGTGCTGGACACTGCGCCCGACGAAGATAGTGGGTCGTAGTGGCCAGCCGTACGTTCCCCCCGTTTGACGATGATGCCGCCGAGTTTGCCGTATACCGCAGTTCGGGGGCGGCAAATGCCCAGTTCACTGGCGCAGCCAGCAGCACCGCGTATACGCTCGCGCACCCGCTGACGGACAATCAACTGTTCGACCAGTCGGACGACCCTAACGTGGTCGTGATGGATGAAGTACAGGCGGCGAACTTCGACGCTGTCGTGGTGTGGCGCTGGGAGAATCAAGGAACCCTGAACAGCACGACGATTAGAGGATTCAGCATCCACGGGCGACTACCCGGCGCGGGCGCGCCAGGCTACAGCGCGAACGTCCAGGGCACCACGGGAAATCTGACGATTGTCGTCAACGGGGCGGGCCAGTACGGGTCAGGCTCTTTCGATAGCAACCGGATAGGCGAGAGCGTCACAAAGACGTTCGGTGGCTTCACCGCGGGCGTGGAGTACGCCATGCGGTTCCGGGTAACGGAGAGCGTGCCCGCTGGCGCATCGCTGGTACAGGTGCGTGTGTGGATCGCATCTGACGCAGAGCCGTCCACGTGGGACCTAGAGGCCACACTGGTGGATGGCGAGGGCAGTCCGACAGAGCAACTGCGGTACGTCGCTGGCCCCGGACTGGTGGGTTTCTCGAATGGCGGTAACGGCGGCGTGTCTGGCGGCGTTGGAACGCGCGGCCGCCTATACACGGTGTCGTCGTTCGTGGTGACAAGTACGGAAATCGAGCAGTATCCACCGCCAGAACCGCCGCCGCCGCCGCCGCCGGGACTGTCGGAACAGCCGCGCCGCATCAGGTCGTCCTACGAGGCGACCCTGGGTCGCACGCTGGTGGGCACCCCGCAGGCCGACATCAGCGTGCAGGAAACGGTGCCGCGCGGCGACGTCAGCGTGGGCACCACCGTGTCGTACGCCACCGTCGTGCGGCCAGAGGTTCCCATCGCGCTGCTGCGCGTGATCGAGGACACGGGTGGCCTGCCGATCTACGAACAGACCGCCGTGTATGAGTCCACGCTGGCGGCGCTGGGCCGCATGTTCCCCAGCAGCGTGTACGTCACTGCGCAGCAGGCCATAGGCGAGGACACCATGACCGCCCAGGAAGTGCTGCAGTGGCTGTTCGACCAGTGGGCGGTCGAGTTCCCCGAGTTCAGGGCGCGGCCCGCGCCGCCGCTGCTGCTGTTCGTCACCGACGACGACGGGCAGTACACGCGGACGCTGACCACCGACCGGATCGTGCTGCGCCAGCCCGAGGGCCGCCGCCGCAGCATCGCGCAACTGCTGGAGGATCTGCGCGAGTGGGCCCCCGGCTACGCCGTCACCGTGGACGCCGAGGGGTACGTGGTGCTGGTGCCGCCGCCGTGGGCGGGCGGCACGGTGCCCGTGACGCCCGGCGGGTACCGCGCGGGGCCCGGCTACACGCTGACGCCCGCCGAACTTGGGGTGGCCAGCAGGACCGACTTCACCGACACCACCCTGGCGGTCGCGGGCGACTTCGACGGCGAGGCGCTGGTCATCAGCGGGACGATCATCCAGGAGGCGCGGCGCGCCAGCGGCGCGACCTGGTGGAGCATCGGCGTCATGACCGGCCGCCGCGTGCCGTACACCCTGACCCTGGAGCCTGGGGTGCCCCAGGACATCACGGCGACCCTGCAGGCGCTGACCAGCAGCGGGTGGACGCAGGTCGGCCGCGCGCGCTACCGCCTGACGTGGACGCGGCCAGGATCGACGGGCGGCACCATCACCGCCACCGTCCTAGAGGCCACCACCAGCGGCACCATCACGTCCCTGATCCAGGGCGACGTGCTGCTGGACCTGACGCACGCGCTCACGGTCGACGGCGCGGGCGAGCCCGCCATTGGCGTGCGCAACATCGTGGTGGCGGGCAACGAAGTGGCCCTGCCGCTGCCCGCGCCCGCACTGGACGGGTCGCGCGTGATCAACGCGCAGACGGCGACGCACGCCGAAGTCGACTTCGTGGACGCCACGCCGCTGCTGCCGACCCTGGCGGTGCGCCGCGGCCCGACCGACTACACGCCCAGCGGGGCCACCGTCGTGCCGCTGGGCGAGTTCCAGCCGTTCCTGGACGACGAAGGCGCGCCGCTGATCGTCGGTGGGCAGGTCACTGTGACGTGGCTGTACGAACTGCGCACCGCCAGCAGCGCGGACGCCAGCAGCGACGGCGGGTGCGCGCAGACGGGCGTGTTCGGCACCGGCCCCTGCCTGACGTTCACCGGGTCGTTCAGCATCGCCCCTGGGCAGTCGCGCACGCTGGACATCGTGCTGGACGGCGAGTGGGCGCTGACGTTCGGGCGCATCCTGACGATCAGGTGGCAGTACCGGCAGCAGGCAGACGGCCAGCAGGGCCTGGTGGTGACGTTCGCCAACGTCGGCCTGCGCACGAACAACGCCGCCGCGGCACGCCCGTGGATGGCGCACGTGGTGTCGTGGGACACCGACGGCAGCGTGTGGCAGGAAACCGGCGTGGTCTACCAGGCCACGTACGACGAAGTGAACGACACCGACGCGGCGCTCTCGCAGGCGCTGTACGGCCGCCGCGAAGGACCGCCCATCGAGGTCAACCTGTTCGCCGTCAACGAGAGCGACCTGCAGCAGATCGTGCAGGGCATCGTGCGGTACAACCTGCTGCCGCGCGGGCGGTACCTGGACGTCCAACTGACGCCCGCGAGCGACCTGACGCCCGACAGCCTGAACTACACGCTGCTGATGCCGTTCGGGGTGGCGGGCCTGATGGAGGCGTACAGGTACGCCGACGCGCGGACGCCTGATAGCGTGCTGGTGCAGCGCGCCGTCGACCTGGTGGTGCTGTACACCACCGGCACCAGCCCCGGCGGTGGCGGCAGCGGCAGCAGCGGCGACGGCAGCGGCGTGGAGGTCGAAACGCCGCCAGGCACCAGCCCCGGCGGTGGCGGCACCAGCCCCGGCGTCGGCCTGATCACCGGCCTGGCGACACCCGCCACCGACGTGGCGCTGGCCACCGAAAGCGCGTACGGTGCCGAAGGCGCGTCGTACGTGATCGACGCCGATTAGGAGGCACGCATGGCCACGCCGACGTACAGGTACACCGCCAACCTGGCCGACCAGCCGGTGGACGCAGCAGGACGCCGCTGGTACGTGAAGGAATGGCACGACGCCGTCGCGCGCGCGCTGGACCTGCGCGCCGAACTGCTGGCGCAGGCGCTGGTGCGCACCGGCGGTCTGATCACCGACCCCACCCTGGACCTGAGCGGCAGCACGGCGACCATCACGGGGCCCGTCGTCGGCCTGACGCTGGACGGCCTGGCCCCCGTCGTCGCCGACCAAGCGGGCGCAGGCGTTGCGCTGGCGCTGGCCACCCTGGGGAGTGGCTTCGCCGACGGCACGCACAGCATCGTCCTGCGAGCCACCGCCACCACCGAGGCCGAGGCGTTCACCACCCCCGAGGTCGTGGCGCGCGACGCACAGGGCAACGTCATAGGCCAGACCACGTCCGAAACCGTGACGTACAGCCCCCGCACCGCGCTGGGCGTGCTGGTGCTGATCGAGGGCACGACCCTGGCCGATGGCGACGTGCTGGTGGCCACGGTGGTGTTGACGACCGGCACGTGGTCGGCGCTGACCGCGGCGGGCACCCCGCCGATCCTGCGCGCGCAGGACCTGAACATCCGCGACGTGGACACCGACACGACCGTCACGGTGGCCGACGCGGGCGGTGGCATCCGCGCCACCGACGACGCGCTGGTGACGCTGCCATCAGGCGTGCGTAGCGGCGTGCAGGCCGTGATCATGAACGACACCGACGACGCCGCAGTGGTGATCACCGCGGGCGGTGGCGCGACGCTGGTGGTGAAGGGCGGCGCGTCGAGCATCACGCCGCGCGGGGCCATCACCGTGGTGTCGCTGGGCGGCAACGCGTGGCGCGCGTACGGCGACTTCATCGTGCCGACAGGCAGCGGGTCGTGATCAACGCCTGGCATGGCATCGTGAGCGCTGGGCGCGCTGTCGAGCCGCCACCCCCGCCAGAGCCAACCATCGAATATCAGGTGTTCACGGCTAGCGGTACCTGGGACTGGGCCGCGGCGGGCAGCCCGAGCGAGGTTGACGTGCTCGTGGTCGGCGGCGGCGGTAGCGGCGGCGCATCCGCAAACCGCGGTGGTGGGGGCGGCGCTGGGCGCGTTCGGTCGGTTGAGAGCGTCGCGGTCGCGGGGAACGTGACCGTGACCGTTGGGGCGGGCGGCGCAGCGCGGACGTCTGCATCTTCAGGCGCCGCGGGCGGGTCGTCGTCGTTCGGGGCAATGAGCGCCGAGGGCGGCGGTGCGGGCGGCGGCAGCGGTGCCGCAGGCGGTAACGGAGGTTCGGGCGGCGGCGGCGGGGGAAACAGTTTCACCGCTACGCAAGCAGCTGGCACCAGCGTCGGGGCGCTTGGCAACTCTGGGGGCACGGGCCGTGGGGGGCCAACGAACGGCACTAGGGCATCAGGCGGCGGCGGCGGCGCTGGATCATCGGGCGGAAACGGCGTTGCCAGCAGCACGGGCAACGGTGCGGGCGGCGACGGTGTCACGCTGGCATCCATAGGTTGGGGGGACGCCGTAGCTGAAGGTGCGCCATCGGCCGTCGGGGGCGGCGGCGCGGGATCGTCGTTCACGCCTACCGCCACGGGCGGTTCTGGAGGCGGTGGGTCTAACGTAGGCGGAAACGGAACGGCCAACACGGGCGGAGGAGGTGCTGGAGCGGGCAGCAACGCGGGACCGTCCGGCGCGGGAGGCAGCGGGCTCGTAATCGTTCGCTGGCTGCGCCCATGAAGCACGCCGTCCTGGCCGTCGTGGCGCTGCTGTTCTGGCCGATCCAGGGCACGACGCACGCATGGGTGTGGACGACCATCATCCTGGCCGCCATCAGGAACGACCGAGCGCGCGAACGAGCGCAGGAAGGGGCACGATGCAGCATCTGGACCTGATCGCACACGAGGCCCTGCGCACCGCCGCCGGGGCCCCCGTCCTGGTGAGCGACGGGCAGCGCACCGTCGACCTGCACACCGAGAGCGGGTGGTGCCTGGCGTACGCCCGCCGGGTCGTGGAGGTCGCCCTGGGGTGGCCTGCCGGTGGCCTGTACCAGCGGCACGGCACGCACCGCGTGGAGCGCGCGCCAGGGCCCGCTGGGGGCGCGTGGTGGGCGCGTGATCTGGAGCGCAGCCTGCGGGAACAGGGCCACGCGCTGCCGACCGGCACCACGCCGAGGCCGGGGCACCTGCTGTTCTACTGGCGCGCCGCGCTGAACCGGCACGGCGTGTACGTCGGCCACGTCGGCGTCGTCACGTACGGCGGCCTGGTCGCTGAGAACGTCGACCCGGCGTACCGGCCGCACAGCCTGCGGCGCGCGCAGTCGCGCATCGTCCTGACGCCCGTGCAGCGGTTCGCGCATAGCACGATCATCCAACTGCCCGCGTGAGGCGCTGGCGGGTACTAAGGTGGCTGCAGCGGCGCGTGATGCGTCGCATCACCAGATCGGGAAGGGGTACATGATGACCGACCGAACCCGCAGGACCCTGGGCCGCCTGAAGGTCGCGCTGGCCGCGCTGTCGCTGGTGGCCGTCGCCCTGGCGCAGGGCGAGGGCGTCAACCTGGCCGACCTGGCCAACGGCGTGGACAACCTGGCACTGGTCGCGCTGATCGCTGGCGCGGTCGCCTGGTACCGCGCGACCCCGCTGGGAAAGAGGATCGACGGCGTGCTGACGGTGGCGCTGTTCGCCATGGTCGCCGGGGCGGTGCTGACGGTGGCGCTGCAGGCTGTGGGCCTGCTGGCGTGGCAGCCGTTCGCCGACGTGCTGGGCCGGTGGTGGGGTGCTGCTGCCGCTGGGATCGTGGCGGCCGTGGAGGCCGTGTTCGGGGTGAGCATCACGAAGTACGCCGCGGGCCTGTTCCAACGTGGGCAGGACGGCAAGGTGGCCCTGCAGCCGGGTGCGGTGGTGGGCCTGCTGCCGTCGCAGCCTGCTGCGCCTGCTGGGCCGCTGTCCAGCCCGGTGGCGTTCGTGCTGGACACCGCCGAGCGCATCCTGGGCCGCACGCCCGTGGGCGCGACGCTGACGGCGCTGCTGCCGCTGATCCAGCAGTACGCGCAGCACCCGGCGGTGCTGACGGACGACCTGCGCGCCACGATCCAGGGCCAGGTGCTGAAGGCGCTGCAGTCGCTGGACCCCGGCGCTGGGCAGGACCTGGTCTGATGCGGCGGCCGCTGATCGTCGCCGCGCTGCTGGCGGCGCTGCTGCTGTCGGCGTGCGCGCCCGTCGCGCAGTACGCCCGCGACCTGCTGGACACCACCGACGGGGCGACCCTGTCGTACGTGCAAAGGTCAACGGACACCCTGCCGGGACTTCGCTACGATCCAGGCGACACCGTCGCCCTGGCGGTCGTCCTGGTCGCCCGCGGCACTGACCTGGCGCTGCTGGACGCCCCCGAAGGAGTCACATGCACAGCCACGCCGTCCGTGATCGACTGCAGGCTGGGCGACGTGAGCGAACCCCTACAGGTGAGCCTGACGGGCCTTCAGGTGGTGGCCAGCGCGACATGGCGCAGGACCGGCAGCACGCAGGTCCTGCAGACGTTCGCCAGGTAGAGCCTGCGATGCCTGCCCCTGACCCCGGCGACCTGCACACGATCCCGAGTAGGAGGGTCATGGACGCGCAACTGGAGGACGTGCGCCGCCGCATGGCGGCGCTGGAGGGCGGCCTGGACAAGGTCGACACGGTGCTGCGCGGCGGCAGGGGCGACGACTTGGGCCTGGTGGCGCAGGTCGTCGCGCTGCGTGAGCAGGCCGAGGAACGACGGCAGGCGATGGCGCGTGTGGAGGCCAAACTGGACGCGCTGCTGAAGGAACAGACGTCCGAGCGGTCGATGGCGGAGGGTGAGCGCCGCCTGGTGGCGAAGGTGGCGGCGTGGGGCAAGGTGGCGGCGTGGGCGTTGGGCATCATCCTGACGGGTGGTGGTGCGGCGCTGGTGTGGACGCTGCAAAGGATCGCGGAGGTGCTGCCGCTGGTGGCGCAGGTGCCGCGGTAGGCTGACGGGGCCGCTTG